CAGCCGCAACAGGAACCATGCCTGTCAACAAACCACCAGCACCGCCGCCGCCAGCTATGTTTAAACCACCACCAGAACCACCACCAGCAACGCAAAGGTACTCCACCCACTGAGGTGGATTAAATGCTGACCATGCGCCTTGACGAATGGCTTGGTTAACTTGTCTGAGAGTAAAAAGTCCTGTTGCCATATATCCTCAGAATGTAATAGTGCCGCTGGCTACGAAACGATATACACGCCAAAAGCCAGACACATAAGTTTCAGGACTGCCTGTCGTTGATGTAGCAGGGGCTAAGTAAGATGGGTAGCGTAGGATTACGATGCCAGAGCCGCCAGCACCTGAACTTTGTGACGCTGATTGGTCAGAACCCCCACCACCGCCACCATAATTGGCAACACCAGATGTTGCTAAAACGGCTGGAGAAGCGCTTGTAGAACCACCATTCCCAGCGGTTTGGTTTCCACCCAAACCAAAAAGTTTTGCAGAATCGCTAGAACCACCAGAGCCACCACCACCGCCACCCGCATATTGAATGGCAGAACCGCTAATGGATGATGTTATTCCCGCGCCGCCTCCGTTGTAGCCCAAAGTGCTTGCAGTACCAAGTCCAACAGAACCTGCACCACCGCCTCCACCACCTCTACCTGAAACAGAGTTAATTACACCAGCGCCACCAGCAAAACCTTGTCCACTTATTCCTGAACCGCCTGCTGTACCAGAACCATCACCACGACCACCACCGCCAGAGCCACCTACGCCACCAGCGCCTGCACCGCCGCCATAACCACCGCCTGTTGCGGTGATAGAACCAAAAACAGAGTTACCACCAGCAGAACCATTTGCAAGACCTGTTGAGGTTCCTGCTCCGCCTGCACCTACAGTTACAGTAATACTTGAGCCAACAGTAACAGAGTATCCAGTAGCAGTTAATAATCCACCTGCACCGCCACCACCTCCGCCATTGCTGGAGTTAACAACGCCACCACCACCCCCGCCAGCCACGACAAGGTATTCCACCGTTGTGACAGGGTAGTTAATGCCGTTTAAACCGGCTGAGAGAATCCCGCCAACTTTACTAAGAGACATGATGCCTCCGCTTAAGAGATGACTTCGTAGGAGATCGTGTAAGTGATGCCGCTGGCTGTGCCAGATGTAACAATGATTGACGAGCCTTCCATCAAATAGATGGATGACGTTTTATCAACAACAATCAAAGACGCATCGGGTGGTACAGACACTGTAGAGGCAATCGGGTAGGCCGTGCCGCTAGAAGGAGCAGAGCCTTGAGCTACTGCACCATTGGTGTAGATTGCCACAGTTGTATCCACAGCCGCAGAACCGTTTACGTTAGCCGCAACGATCTGGTTGATCTTAAAGACCTGACCGCTAGAAGCTGCATTAGGAACCAACACCACCGCAGTTGTTGCGCTGGGTGTTAAGTAGGTTGTCGTGCCGGAGGCTGTGGTCGCGGCGAATAAGTTCGGGTTAGCCATAGTAGTTCCTTAAAAGCCAAAAACTAGCGCGATAGCTGTTGCTCTCGCTTGAGATACACCAGAAGCCGCAGGTGCAGCAGATGTCCATGTAGTGCCATCAGACACCAAAACGTTACCAGCCGTACTGGGCGCAACAAAACTTGGTGTTGACGAACCGTTGCCCAGAATCACGTTGTTAGCAGTCAAAGTGGTTAAACCTGTACCGCCTTGGTCAACGCCAAGAGTTCCAGTAGACACCAAGTTCTTACTACCGTTTGTAAAGACCGGCTTGCTGGCTGTCAGCGAAGAATCAATAAAGTCATTGGCAGTCAGTGTTGTGCCGTCAAAGGTCAAGTTAGCAGAAGCACCAAAAGCACCTGCGTTGTTAAATTGAACCTGAGTGGTAGAACCAGCAGCAGAACCACCGCCCACATTCACAAAGTCAGAACCATTCCACGCAATGATTGCCCGTGTGCCTGCCGCTACAGTTACACCAGTCGTAGGAGATGTTGGGCCACCACGAACCGTGATTGCAAAGCCACCAGACGTATCGTTGATGACAACGTAGGTCTTACTCTGCTTGGGAGTGTTAATGTTACGAGCCGCTGTACGTGCGCCTGTACATAGGAGAACTGCGTACTGAGAACTTGTAGATGTCAGTCCGGTGCTTGCGTATGTACCAACCGTAACTGACAAGTCAACGTCTGCATCAGTGGTAATCTGCTGCGTACCAGCAACGGCAACGTCAACGATCTGCGAGATGGCGTTGTTAACTGTGTCGCCCCACTGCCCGGACAGTGTGCCCGTGGCTGGTAGCGTGAGGCCGATTAGTGCCGTATTTGCCATTTAATGCTCCTACTGTGTAGAAATTTGTGTCCAACCGGGCGATTCCGTTGTATCAACAGCACCCCAGCCCGGTGTTTGCGGATTGCTGATATTTTGCCAGTTTACGCCTTGTGTGTCATCAATAATTTCCCACAAATATCGTCCACCGTTTGTTTCCGTTATAGCCATCGTATCTGACGCACTCAAATTGTAGTTTGCTATACCACCATTTGTTTCTGCTATTGCAACAGATTCATCCAAGAATTCTGTGTAATACGTTCCTACAGTCGTTCCTTCTTCAATAGCCATCGACTCTACGATGGTCATAATCAGCACAGCCACCTGTGCCTCTGCTATTGCCATTGACTCCGATATATCACCCAAGAATGTAGCAACTGCCTCTTCTACACTTACAATTCCCAGCGAATCCGCTACGCTCTCGTTATAACTTGTCTGCGCGGCCTCGTCATCTGTAAGGGTCTGGCTATCTGCCACACTCTCGTTGTAGCTAGTTATTGCCGCATTTGTATCAGCAATAGCCACTGTCTCAGTGACAGACCCTGCAAAGTTAGCAACAACAGACTGGACTTCAGCAATAGCCGCAGATTCATCTACCGTTACATTCATCGTCAAAGCTACAGTCTGTACATCCTGAATACCCGATGTGCCACTCCATAGACCAGTACCCCAACCATCCGCACCCCAAGCCGTCCCGTTTGTCAAAGACTCCGTAACGCTTACTTCAATGTATAACCCACCAGCAGGTGTGTCAGCAAGTAGGGCGGTTTCTGTAACGCTGACGGGGAAAGTTTCTCCACCGCCCCATGCGTTATCACCCCATGCGCCGTCACCCCAAGCTAACGCCATATCAAGTCAATGTTAATGTATAAGTGACCGCGATTGTGTCGCCGTTAACAACAGCCTTAGAACTAGAGAAATCACCAGCAGAGAACAAAGTTCCTGTAGTTGAATCTTTAGTTGCGCTACCGCCAATGTTAATAAAGCAACCTGCCACTGTACCTGTGCTGGTCATAGAGAATGACACGGCAGAAGATGTAGCTTTGCTAGAAGCAGCAGCAGAAGCAAACGAAGGTGTAGGACGGTTGCCAGAATAAGCAGGAGCGTTAGTGCCACCTACTTCTAACCAGCTTGCGTGAGAAGCCTGCGTGTCAGCGGCTACGGCTGTTCCTGTACCCTTTAAACCCATCACAACTGCGCCAGCGGCTGAGTTGCCAAGGATAGTGTCCAGCGTCAGGTTTTTGCCTACTGTTGTAACCAAGTTCTGAATAGGCTCTTCCCATTTGACAAAACCATCAATGCTGTAGCAAACAGCATGGTAGTAACCTTCAATCGCCATCTCATCAGAAGGCATTGTGTTGTATTTTGTGATTGCGGCTACTTGGTCTGTAGCGGTCATTTTGTCCAAGCTCATGTGAGACTCCTTAATTAGAAGAACGGATCAATGCTGCTGAAGCGGTATTAGCAGGCATTGTGATGGTGAAAGTTGTCGTTGATGTCTTGTCAGACCCAAAGTCCAGCACGGCCACAGACTTATTACCCTGAGTTACGTTGTAAATCAAAGCACATCTAGCTGTTAATGCGGCATTCCAAGACACATTTGGGAACCCAACATAAGCCGTGTATCCAGAGGATGCCACAGTAATAGGCGTCAAAATAGACCCACCAGCTGAGTAACCAGATGCCACTACTTCATTGGTAGAGGAGTAAACAGTGGTTGCTTCGTTTAGATCCGCGCTGGCCGTGTACAAAGCAATCTTGATAACGTCTGTCGTAAGATCGTGAATGCCTTGATACAGCTGGGCTTTGAAGCTGGTGGTCTGGGTTTGAACAATACTCATGAGACTGCAACCCTAACTTGACCATCGCGGTAAGCATCCGCACGTTGTTTACCATCACCCAAGTTCTTGAGCAGAGCCATAGCCTGCACATAGCGTTCTTGGTACAGTTTGTACATACCGTCTTCAGGCGCGCTCTTCATGTACGTCCCAGCCTCAGACAGAGTTCCATAGAGCAAAGCAGAATCAAAGTTATCACCCAGCCATGTAGTCAAAGCCGTCACAATAGACTCTGGGTAATAGTAGTAATGCAGCTCTGCATAGTAATTAGCGTTTGGCGTAGGGCCAAGGATGAACGACAGCTCATTCACGTTAGCCGACTGGGGGCCAAAGATGGCATAGTGGCGGGGCTCTGCTACCTCTGCACTTAAAGGATAAGCTTCACGCATGAAGTTAACGTCCTTATTAAGCAAGTACAGATAGTCACCTTGGAAAACTACCGCGCCATTGACTGTGCCGCTATTAGCCACTGTTAATGTGACTGTCGTACCACTGATAGAGCGAACAATTGCGTTTGTACCAATGTTAGACCCAGTCACTTGCTGGCCGGCCACAATCCCAGTTGCACTGGCCACAACAATAGTCTTCGCGCCCGCTGTACCCGTTGCGGTTGTTGCGTTGTACGGGTAGATGGCTAGACTGTATGTGGATAGGAAGTCCTCTGGACAGGCTAAGTACTTATTTCCGTTTGACAATACGCCTGTGACGTTCTTACGCAAGTTAGCAATCTGCACCGTGTTATAGATGCGCTGTTCCGCCTGCTTGATCATTGTATTGATCGTAGTCGTGTCAAACGTGTTCTGCGTGTAATCCG